GGCGACTGGGACTCAGTCACTGCACGAGTACACAAGTTCTTAGGATTTTTTAAGATCTAAACAAAAAGCCTCAGTTAAGAGGCTTTTTATTTGTGTTCCAAGAGACGTCCGACCCACCAGCCCGACAAGTTATACTCCGACGGGTCAGGAGTTGCTGTAGTTACTTATTGGTGTGTTGGACGGGTGGCGGAATTTCGGCAGTGATCACCCGGTCGGTGAGCGTGGTTAGCTATCTAAGCTAAATGTTACCATATAGAAGTCAGTGATTTTGCCATCATCTTCGTGCTTCTCTTTTGAAAAGCGAATGTCCGCCAGTCCGCAATGATCAGGATCTTTGAGTAGAATAGCAGACATTTCAACAAAGTCGATTACATCGTCAAGTGTTGGATACCAATATACTTCTTCTATAAAATCTCTAACAAACAAAAACGGTATTTCTTTCTTAAACATTCTTTTGTATTTTTCACGCTCTGCACTGCCAAGGTAAACGCTAATGGTAGGATCCAAAAAATAATTAAGATTGCGATGTTTGCACTCTTTGGCTTCCTTCCAAGTCCACCCTAGGCTTCGAACCATGGCCCGGACTTCTTTAATATTATCGTACCAGTTATCAAAGTAAGCATTGGCCAACTCGTCTTCACTTTTGCGTTTTAGGTGTCGAATTAGTTTGTTATGTGAAGCAACCGTGGCTTTACTTTTTTTTGCCGCATGTTCTGCTAGTCGCATGGCTTCGTATTGTCGTGAATTCATGTTTTATCCTTATTAAGAACATAACGAGTAAAAGTAGATAAAGAGTATTCTTTGTGCGTATTAATACAACTAACACGAATTTTTGTATTGTGCGTACCTTCGGCTAATTGTTTTTGTATAGTTGCGGATAAATTTTGCCCATGCTCTTTGCATTTTTTGACCCCTGTACTGCCAGCAGAAATTGCATCCTTTTGCGATTGTGACATAGGGCCTTTTAATTTGCCCTTTAACGAGGTTGAAATATTATTTTTTTGCTCATTGGATCTTTTTTGTCCGCGAGTCTTGCTTGCTTGTAGTTCTCTCGATTCTTTTGATTGTTCGGGTCTTGCTAATGCCGCATCTTGAATATTTTTTAGTACATCTGGTCTTGTTTCTATACGCCCTTTATTCCACGGAGTGCGGCCTTTCATTGTTACGGAATGCGCTTTGGCAAATTCTTCTTTTAGTTTAGCATATACTCTGCCAGTAACTCTGTGCCTATTGCCGTTTTCATCTTCTATATTAACCATGCGCCAGGCGGCAGCAATAACTCCATTATTTTGGCCGTCTGGTAACATTTTTCGCAACAGCAAATGGCATACTAAATGTTCGTGTCCAGTCAATGCTATTAAATTACTTTTATCGTTGTTACCGCCCAAGCATCTAGGTATAATATGGTGGGTTTCGGTGTACCCTTTCCAGTGCCTCACTCTTGCGTTTTCAATAATAGTGTAATATCTTTTTGTGTATTTGTTGTTTAGGAATAAATTGTTGCTGTTCATAAGTTTATTTTCTCTTAAATGTAACATTATTTAGCAACAAAGTCAAATATTTTGGAAAACAAAAAACCCACCGAAGTGGGTTTTTGTTTTGTTGCTTGAAGTACAGAAATACTGTACCAAAATGGATCAGCTAAAGCTGAGATTCTGGACGGCAATTTCCCCAACGTAATCGGCTGCATTCCCGAAGGAACTTGCAGTATTAGTGAGCTCGACAAAACCATACCTGGTCATAAATGACACGACTGGTTCGAATGTACTTGGATCCAATACAACGCCTGAACTCATCAACGGAATGTATGGGCAATAGAACGCAGCAGCATCAGCTTCTGATGTGCCTTTGTATCCGACCAATACCGACGCTGTGTCTTGAGCATAGCTGTTTACAAACACACGCATTGCACCGTTGAGTGTACCAACAAACTTGGTGTTTGTAGGTGCTTCAAATGTGCCTTCTGTGGTTCTAGCAAATGCACTAGTTGTAGCACTTTGTAGCACTGTCAAACTAGCTGGACTTACAACACACCAGTTACCAGCGCCACGACGTGTACGCTGAGCGATCAAGTTGGCAACTCTGTTGATCAACACTGCCAAAGCGGCATGCTCATCACCAACGAATGTTGCTGTACCAGATACAGTAGCTTGGTTGTATGTGTACTCAGTAGCTGCCAGGGTACTCAAGCTCAAGAGGATCTCTTGGTCAATCTCAGCTGTGATCTCTTGTGCAAGAGCAGCCATGATTTCAGCTTCTACATCGATACCGTGCATGGCCTGTGCATCTTGTGCACTTTCAAATGTCCAACGAGCTTGGAGTTTGCGTGTCTTGGCTTCAACCGCTTGCTTCAAGATCTGTACACTGATCTGCTTACCGCCTGTGCCTTCCATGGTGGCCGTATTGTTACCAGTATAGCCAGTGGCTGTACTTGTATTTTGTGGCACTGTAGAATACGCTGTAGCGATTGTGAACGGGCTCAGGGCCTCTTGACCAGCTGTTACACTAGTAGCAGCAGCGGAATTGTCAGTCAAGCTCTGTGCATAACGCACACGCAGAGTATGGATCTGGCCAACTGGACCTGTCATAGGCTGAACACCAACCAACTCGTTAGCGATAACAGTTGGCATGACACGACGGATAACTGGCAGAATCACACGGTTTAGGGTAGCGATGTTGCCAGCAGCTGTAGAACCACTACTTGCGTTCTCTTTCAAGTACTTCTTTGTGTTTTCAAGGATAACGGACATGGATGTACGCTTGGGGCCTTGTAGGCCTTCTAGCAATGCATCTTTAGTCTCGCTCCAACGACCTTCTAATAATTCTTGTGACATTTAAGTCTCCTTTTATTATATCTTAAATTACAGCCCTGCCAAACGCTTTAGATCGATCACGTTGCTTTGTTGCTCAGCAATACGATCTGCATCTGGACTGCGGGCAGATTTATCGCCAGTGGCTTCAGACAATGATTCTACAATCACCCGGGGGGCTTTTGCAGGACGATCAGCCAATACCGCTGGTAGATACTTTTCAAATGCGCTAGACAAACGTGTTGTCTGTACGCTTTCGAGCAAATTACGCATCACTTCTGCTTTTTCCTTGTTCAAAGGAGCCAGCAGTTCCTCTAAGGCAGCTTCACGCTGATTAGATTCTTTAAGGATACGCATTTCGCGTTCTTTGGATTCGACCAGGACTCGTGCTTTCTGGGCAAATCGGATGGCTTCGGACAGTTTGGCATCTTTGGCTGCAATGGTATCATGCAACTTGCGAACTTCGGCTTTCTCATTTAGGTGAGTTGCGCCAAATTCTGTTGCATACGCTTCAAAAATGCGACGACCAAAATTGTTCTCGCGAGCAACTTTGATGTCTTCTTGTAACTGACTGAGTTCAGCCTTGAGATGACGGCTAACAGCGCCGGACATTTTCTTAGCAGATTCAGCAACAAACTTGCTCTTCAATGTTTCCAGCTGACGGCGAGCTTCACGCACCAAACGAACTTTTGTGTTGACCACATCCTGTTTGTCTGTTGCAAATTCTTGAATCTCGCGTGCAAGTGCATGTACCACAAAGTGTTCTAATTTCTCAACACCTTCTGTGTGCATCTTGCGGTCTCGACGCAGTTCGCCAATTTCTTCGGCCAATTTGGTAACCATAAACGAATTGAACTTCGTCGCTGATTCTTTCATCTTGCCTTGGAAACGAACGCGATCTTCAGCAAGTGCTTGCTTTTCGGCTTGTACTTGTTCGAGTTCTGCGGTCAGACCTTCTGTTACCATGCGATCTAGGGCTTCCACCATCACTGTTTTGTCATGCTCATAGCGTTGTGCAAACTCTTCGCGGAGTTCTGCACGTACCTGTTCACGGGCTTCGTTCAACTTGGCTTCCCATGCTTCTGAGATCTGCTGTTGAGCTTCTTCGTTGATCAAGTCGCTATCTAGTAACGGTTTTAAACTATCTAGCATATTATTTTCCTTCAATCTTGAGACCACGTATCAGACGCATTACTTCGTCTTTGACGTATCTCTGTGCTTTGCTGCTCTTGGCTGGGTCCTTGAACATATCTAGCAATCGTTGTCCGCCTTGATGATTCAAAAGGCCTTCATAGATTGCTGTGGGGTATGCGTTGGGTGCCGAGGGTTGAGCAACCACATCTACAGTGACTATTTCAAAGTCACTGACATGTCCATTAGCGTCGTTTACATTGCCTGATCCACGACTACTAACACCTAATTTTACACCGTTGGTCAACATGGTTTTAACCAGCTCGCCCATGGGTGTAGGTAGTATCTTTAATGTGCCCATACCAGCTGGCCCATCCATCCACATTTTTTCAATCATGTGGCTGACACGGTCCAGGTTGATTTTCAAGTCATCTGGGTGATCTACTTCGCCCAGAACTGAATGACCTGTTTTGATCTGTTCGTTAATGGTATCAACTGCCTTGGCGATTTCATTTACTGGATATACTCGCTCATTGGCGTTTCTAACGCCGCCCTCAATGCAAACACCTTTTAATTTTAGGGTTTTTGCACCGGAGCCATCGTGAGCTTCCTCGGACAGGATTTCGAGGCCTGCCTGAGTGAAGCTTAGATGTTCTTTTAGATATCGAGCCATATCTTCAGATTAGCCTTTTGGAAATGGTGTTTTTGTATTAACGCCACTGGCTTGGGCTGTTACAGGCTTTGGTGCTGGGCTTTGTGTTGCGCCATACCCACCTTTGCCTGGTACATTCTTAAATTTTCCAGCTTCTGGCAGGTCGCCAGTTTTTGGAGCCGGACGACCTTGTGCTGTGTCACCAGTCATTCGAACTGGAGCACCTTCCATTCCGGCTTTACCAGAATCAACAGCGTATGTTGCTTTTTTGTTAACGAAACTCTCTTCACCTGTTACCGGCTTTGGAGCAGCATCCAACTTAACATTTTCGCCCATCATTTCTGGCCCACCAAATGCTTCGGTGTCGTCCATTTCTAGTGCGTCACCGCCCAGTTCGTCGCCTTCTTCGCCACCTAAATCAGAATGTTCGCCACCTTCTTCGCCGCCCATTAGGCTTTCAAATTCGGCCATGAGTTCGTCGAGTTTGTCTTCCAAGTCGATCACGCGATCTTCAATGTCGTGTTCTGTTTCGTTACCGTCGTCATGGTCTTTTTCCATGCCGTGTGTTAGGTCTTCACCGTCTTCTTCAGCTTCGTCGTCAAATTCTGAGTCAGATTCATCGGCTTCTTGCATGCCAGCTTCATCAGCTTCTACATCGTCAATCAAATCATCAGATGCGTCGCCGCCAATGGACTCCATGTTTTCGTCTAATTCTTCTTCCTCGTCATCACACTCACAAGGATTGTGATGGCAATCTGGACACTCGTCGGCTTCTTCTTCGTTCATGAGGTTCTCGTAGATTTCGCGAGATTTTTCTACCACGATATCGTGGAAAAGCTCTTTAGCTTTGTCTTCTTCATCGTTAATCACAAATTCGATTAACTGTTCAAATTTATTAGTCATAATGTCTCCTATAAGTTATGGCTCGTAAGATATTTACTATAGACTAATAATATTGGTACTTTTGAGGTGAAAAACTGGGTAGATTTGACTATTGTGTTACAGACTAGTCAAGATTAAAATGCCGGAGCAGCAGGAGGGGGTGCGTACTGTTGTTTGACTAGTTTTAATTTTTCTTTGTATTCCACACTGCGGACATCATTCATCTGTCGTAGTTTGTTGATCTGTTGCAGGGTCAGGCGGGTTTTGCGGGTATCGCCAAGTGTGGGCTGGCTGTTGTCTTGGCTCAGATCCTGATATGCTTCGGGACTTTTTTCGTAGATTTCGTTCAGTATCATGATTTAATATTTAGCTTTACAAGCCGGGAACGCCCGGAGCACCGGCACTAGGAGCGCCC